GCTCGATCAAGGGAAGCTCTAAGTATTGCCTCACCATATTTTCGGAAAGAATCCCGATGAATTGTTCTTTGGGGCTTCCATCATCTTTACCTCTTTGCCCAAAATTGTTTTCTTCTACTAATTTTTTACTATAATCGTAAATTTCTTTTTTGATGGGTAATGTTATCATTTGTTTTTATTTTTTGAATTCGAGCTTAATAGCTCTCGAAGTCCCTGCTAGCCCAAGGAAAACATCTTTGCCTTTAACTGTAGCGCAAGTAGAGTAGCCAGTTCCAAGACTCATTATCCCAGAGCCTTCTTTCACTGTAGAATGGCCATCCTTAAACTGATACTCATAGTCCTCCCATTGGATCTCTTGAGTGAGTGGATTTACCCTAAAACATTTAGTGTCGCCCCAGAATGCACTGTAAAGCCAGCCATCAGGAGCAAGGTAACCGTGGAAGTTTTTATTTTTATTAGCTATCTTTAAATAGTCTGCTGGCAAATCAATCTCCTCATAACTATCATCAGCGCAACTAATAATTAAAATCTTTTTGCCCGTTCTTGGTAGGCAGAATACCTTGTTGACACTTGGAACATAAGTAGCTCCGACATACTTCACACTAAATCCAGAAACTCCAGAGGTAACAGGCTTACCTTCCAGCAAGAAAGATTCGCCATTCTGATCTATCTTGAGTATCTTACTTCCTAAAGCTGGTGGCATATAAACATTACCTTCTGAATCTGCTGCTGCTCCCCACACATGACCAAAAAATCCTGTTTGTGGGGGTGTAAATGATCCGACCTCACCCGTTTTAGTATTTAAAGTATAAATTTTTAAGGTTTTTGTATAAGAGGGCATATAGATAATGCCATTAGCCCCTTCCGCACCAGATCTAATTTGAGGACAAGAATTAAATTTCTTTTCTAAAGTAATCTCGCCAGTTGACCTTTTTAACTTAGCTATAGAGCTAGAATATGCTGGCAAGAAGTAAGTATAGCCATCAGAAGCTTCTACATTACCAATAAAACCATGACTCCCGTGAGTATTTCTTTTGATAGAATCAGTAAGAGTATCTGTCTCAATATACATATCAGACTTGTAACCCAAGGAATGAATGACTCCGCTATCATCGATAGCCATTGTGCGGGTTTTTGTGAGATTGCCTACTATTTCATTTTTTAAATATTTAAAAATCGGCCAAGGTGAAATCGTCGAACCAATGCCGACGCTCGTCGAACCAATGCCGACGCTCGTCGAACCAATGCCGACGCTCGTCGAACCAATGCCGACGCTCGTCGAACCAATGCCAACTCTTGGAGAAACAACTTCGTTAACTGCGTTTTTGTAACTTTTAAATAAGTTAATTATTTTTTTTATAAATCCAAAAAACATCTTTTAATCATTTAATATAACGTATTGTGGTGCGATTTCACAAATTTCTTCGCAGACACTTTCTACCTCCCTTTTTTCCATTTTACGAGATAATTTTTTTAGTTTAGTTACCTCCGAGCAAAATTTTTCGTATTCCTCTGTTTGGAAAACATTTGTTTTTGTTTTGCTATCGTAGATAAACGTGTCAAAGGTTTCATACCTTGTTGGATCAATACATCTTTCGATAGGATCAAAGACAGAGCTACCGACAACCCAATTAAAAATGTCATACCTATTAACCTCGATGTCAAATTTATTCATCAAGTATTATATGTAGCGAGAACTATATGTCTACTAAACTATTCTGATTCTACTCCTAATTTTAGAAACATGGCGTTTCTTTTCTAAGACAGAACCCCCCTCTCTGCTCCCAGCTCCATTTGTATTACCTTCGATAGTAACTACATAACCACTTGAATCGACATCTTTAACAGCTAGACCTATATGAGAGAATGAAAAAACAACAATATCACCAGCTTTAATATCTTCGTTGGTTGGTTTGCGGAGATCGACACCCTCACAAGATTGTTTTTTAGCCCAATTTTCAAAGTCCCAAGCCCCCGCAGTTCTAGGCCGTTTGAAAGAAATGTCTTCTCCTTCTATAGCCTCTCTAACTAACCAACAGATAAAAGCAGCACACCAAGGCCAACCTTTATCTGAATCTAACCAAGTCGCGGCTTTATACTGGTCAACTCTAGGGCCGCAGTTACTACCATCCACTTCCGAAACACCTATCTCTTCTCTAGCTAAAGAAACCATTTTTTCTGCGATACCTCCTTCTGGGGCTGGATTATCTTTAGTCGATATTTTAGCTAAAATAGCATTCCAAGTCACAGGTCCATCTGCTCCATCAGCAGAAACTCCAAGAAGTTTTTGGACAGCTTTTACAACTTCTTTTTTACCTCTAAACTGCATAGTCTTATTTTTTGAGAAACTTATCGGAGTTTCTTGCGAATTTTTCTCCGATCCGAACAATGCCCGTAATAACTTCTGGACTAATGACCCCAATGATACCATAAGTAATAGCTTTAGTTAGAGATGAAACGTCTGTTTGTTCTAGAACAAACCAAGCAATAGTTGCAGCTATACCCGCTGTTACGATCTTTTTGAATTGTTCCATACAAGATAAATCTTTGTTAGCGTGTAATAATCTAGCGAGCATAGCAGCAGCCCCAATTAAGGAAACAAGCCACCCTCCATTTAGAAACTCTTTTAAAATAGACTTTTCAGGTTCCATGTTTAATTATTTACACGGAATATAAAAAAAGCCCCCCTTTCGGGAGGCTTTTAATAATATTTTTTTTTGGTGTTATTAGAATTCGTATTTGAATCCTAGTCCAAANTTCCAATCATGATCAAGACTATATGGTGAGTTGTCTACATCATTGTGGTTATAAGTAGCTTTAGCTGCGACNGAAAGTCCNTTGCCAAAATCATAATCAACAACTGTCCCAACCTCTACTGCGTTGTAAGAGTTAGCTAAGTTAGTTGTGATAAATGGAATGACGCTAAGATTAGCGACTGGAGTTTCAAAGATTCGTGAAGCAGTAAGCTCTACACCGTAGGAAGCGCTTGATCCAAGCTCATGCCAAACAGTTGCACTTACGTCAGCCAACTCATGAGAGTAAGCCAAACCCAAACCAACTTGCTCCCAACCTCCGAAATCAGTTTCTACCTTTTGGAAAGATACTTTAGCATCGAAAGCTTGACCCAAAAGATCGACACCCCTACTCCAAGAAACATCAACCTGTGAATCAGTGTCATTATCTGTTTCGAAGAGACCTACACCAGCAGAAAGAGATCCTCCCCCCACATCAGTGCCGAGAAGAAGAGAATAGTTAAATGCATCATCTCTTACTTTTAGACCCCTAGTATTTGTTAATTCAGTGTGAGAAACTCCAATATCTACAGCAATACCTTGAGTAAGATGAGTAGAAGTTTCAGTTCCCGCGCTACTAAAAGAAGCGCCCAATACAGTCATAAGACTAATTACTAGTTTTTTCATATATGTTTTTTATTATTACAATTTTTTAATGTTAGTCAAAAAAAACTTACACTAAAAGTTATTTGCCAGAGTAAATTTCTCTTTCTAAACGACGAAAACGAGCATCTGAATGCCAAATTTCATCAGTTTGAGGCGTATAAATACCTTCTTTAGTCTGAACTGGAAACCCCTTCTCTAGTTTTAGAATAGAAGGCTGATAAATGTTTAAACTGTTCACGTTCATCAGTGAGTCGCTGGCGCAAGAGGTCAGCCCTATCAGCGTCATGATTAGTGCCAGTTTGCCTAAGTTTTTCAATTTCATTGATAATTTCATCTTCTGTTTTTTGATGTTCTTTATGTAAATCGTAATAAAATTTATTATTTTTTATATTTAAAAATAATTCTAAAGATTTTAAAATAGATTTAATTATAGCGAACACTATTTTTTAGATTTGTAATTAGAATCAAAAATAAGCTTTTCTGTGATATCACCATCATAGACTTCTTTTACAATGCCTCGAACTGCTTTAGCACAATCAATAGCCCAATCGCGAGATCCGTTTAGCTCTGCACTGTAGCCGTGATGATACTCGCCCTTCTTCGTATATACCCTGTAAAGGATAGGTTTCGATTTCATTTATTTATGCGGTTGGAATTCTAATGCTATTTTACCTACGTTTTCTTTGTCATCTGATAAGTATCCGTGTATTAAAACACGATCAGCTAAGAAGTCAACACTTTTTTCATCAAAAAGATATTTTTTATTATCGAAGAATAATTCTCTTATTATTGTCCTCGGGCCTTTCCTCACAAAACCCATCTCTGATTTTTTACCCATCAGATGCTCTGTAGTTTTATTAGCGCCTACTACTTTAAATATTACACTCATACGATTTCTTTTACACCAAACCAGTGTTTTTCCTTTGTCTTCTAGAAAGATAACTCGTTTTTGAAATATTTCAATCCATTTTTTAAATGGCTCTACATTGTGCATACGTGCTATTTCACCCCTTGTATAATTTTTATTGTATTTTTTTTGCAGTGAATCAAATAATTTGTATGCCCCTAAACCGAATTTTTTACTAGAAAAACCAGCTTTATCACTCATAGCAAAGGCGAAATGTAAATGTATGTTTATTTCTTCTACAGATATAAAATAGTAAGCTATCGGCCCTTCGGCTACCATTAAAGAATAAATCTGGCAATCGCGAAGTTCTGCAAATATATCTTTTATTTTATGATCTCTTAAAATCTTGGATTTAAAAGAACAGAAATCATAAGGTTTTGATTTTACACAAAACTCATAAAAATACGGCCAAGCTTCCGCAGGATCTTTTAACTGTGTAATTTTCACTTCTTTTTTATATTATATAACAATAAAGTGTAATTTAAAATATGGCGGCAGAAGGAAAAAACAAAGTAGCGAGTAGTCTATTAGACCTCCAACCAACCGCCATATTAGAATTGTTCAGGGTT